TTCTTGAACCATTGGACCAGGAGGAAAGAGAGAAAGTAGTAAAGCAGTTAAGTAAGAAAGAAATAATAATTAAAAATTAGAAAGGAGAATGATTATGAAAGCGACAGGAATAGTAAGAAAGATTGATGATTTAGGAAGAATGGTGATTCCAGTAGAATTGAGAAGAACATTAGGAATCGAGACTAAAGATGCAATGGAGATATATATAGATGGGGATAAAATTATCTTTAAGAAATACGAACCGGCTTGTATTTTCTGTGGTGAAGCTGGAGATACAACAGAGTTTAAGAACAAGGTTGTATGCAAAGGTTGTTTGACTGAAATAGAGAAAGTAGCATAAAAAAGAGCGGTGGTAGACCTACAATCTACCGCCGCTAACAACATTAATATGGAGATGTAATCATTTTAATATTAAGGTGATAAAAAGTCAAATAAGAAAATTGAGATGAGTGATAGTTATATTATATTCAAACTAAGTTAAGGAGTGAAATTTAATGTGTGAGGAACCAGAGATCAACAAAGGGAATTTAAGATGTAAATGTTCAAAAAAGAAATGATCATGTAATAAGGGAGAAAGCGAGGTGCAATAATGCAGTTTCCTGCTGAAATAGATAATATCAAAACTTTAAAGAATGGAATGAAGATTACTATTGCTATCGAGGATGAAAATGTAAAAGAAGTTCTCCAGCACGTATATAATTTTATTGACAAGCCACTAGAGATAGGATTAGAAGTAGATGCAGCTGAAAGAGAGAAAGAGCTTAATCAAATATCAGGCCCACAAAGAAAGAAAATATATGCTCTGTTTAGAGATATAGGACAGGAATTAGGATATGACACAGAATCAATGAAGCAAGAAATGAAGAATCGATTTTGTTATGATAATCAGTATGAAATGTTTAGTTTATCAAACTGCAGCAAAGAATTAGCTAGTGATTTTATAGAATTTCTAATCGAATTTGCTTTTGAATATGGCGTGTCATTAAGTGATGATCCTAAGGATGCTTTTGAAAACACCAAAGATTATATAAGACTTTGTTTAGACAAGAAAATATGCTGCATTTGCGGAAAAGAATATTCAGGAGATCCGCACCACGTGGACACAATTGGCATGGGGAATAACAGAAAAACTTTAGATGATAGTAAGAAAAGAAAGTTACCACTCTGTTATGGGGAGCACCATCAAGAAATACATAATATCGGAGATAAAGCGTTTTGTGAGAAATACCATGTAGTTCCTGTAATTTATAATGAATAGGAGGTTGAAAGGAGTGGTAGGGGTGAGCCTAAAAGTTACTAAATTAATATGTAAAAGGCAAGGAATTCCATACAATCCAGAACAGATGGCTATATGTCCTAAATGTAATAGAAGAACTGCTAAAATCGAAATTAAGAAAGGCAAGTGGGAATGTATTAGATGTGGAAAGAGTGGAGATGAACAAGAATTATTGAGACTAGTTAATGAAAAGTATTTAGATGAACATAAATTAGCTTATTGGAGTAGCCGGAATAATAGAGGAATAAAGTAAATAGAAAAAAGACGGGCCTTCAACCCGCCCCAGAAACATGTTAATCACTAATATCATTATATCATAAAAGAAAGGGGCGGGCAAAAGTGAACCAGGTAAAGATTGATAAGGAGACTAGAAAAATGTTAGGCAGGTTGATTGAGTGGTACCTTACCGGAGAACTTGACAATAGGATCAAAAGTGAAGAGATAGAAGCAAAGGAAGCCCCGACAGCTCAAACGACAGATAAAAGTATAGTACTTAATTCAGGAGGAACTAATTATTATAGTAGTGGTCTTGGAGTTGTTTTTAATCCAAGAGCAGCTGCTAAGAGAAGATATAGGATGTTAAAGTTAGCAAGGGAGAAATTAGAGTTGGCTATGGATAGCGTGCAGAAAAAGAAGAGGTATTCAGAACATAGAAAAATATTGTTTTTATTTTATAAGCATGACTTTGAACTCAACCAGATAGCTCAAAAGTTAGGTTGGGCTGAGATTACAATTAAGAAATGGAAAAAGGAAATATTAGATTACATAGCAGATCATATGAGGATAGCAGTTTAAATTCATATACTTTTCATATACTTATTGTATACCTCTCAGTGATATAATATATAATAAGAAGTTTTTAAATTAGAGAAATTAAATATTTCAATATTGTATGGAGTTCTAACGTGAATTACAATATAAGGAGGTGTTGCCGGTGAGTGAGAAAACTACAATATTGCAATGTTCAGGACAAAAGAACAATGGATCGAGGTGTACAAGAGAAAAAGAGTTTCCAGTTGAAGAAACTCCAGAAGAATGGAGATGCTGGCAACATTTCAAAGATGATATAAAAATAGATTGCTGTAAAGAACTAACCGATAAGCAAAAAAGGTTTGTGGAAGAGTATTTAGTTGACCTAAATGCTACTCAAGCAGCTATTAGAGCTGGGTATAGTAAAGAAACTGCACGACAGATAGGATCTGAAAACCTTTCAAAACCTTACATTCAAAAAGAGATTCAAAAGGCAATGAAAAGTAGATCAGAGAGAACAGAAATAACTCAAGATAAGGTATTACAGGAGTTAGCTAAAATAGGGTTTACTGATATAACTGATTTTCTTAGCTTTAAAACAAAGAAAACAGTAGTAGGTAGAGATGATAATGACGAAGCTATTTATGGTTATCAAAAAGTTATTGAGGTGAAAGATAGTGAGAAGATAGACGGAAAAGCAATTAGTGAAGTCCAGCAAAAAGATGGAAACTTTAAATTTAAATTACATGATAAAATGAAAGCCTTACATGATATTGCAAAGCATCTGGGTATGTTTGAAGATACCATTAATATCAAAACTGATGCTACAGAGGGGATAATGGCAGCCTATAAAAAAAGAAAAGCCTTAGAAGAGAAGGGGGAGAGCAATGACCAATGAGCCTAATTGGGAAGAACTCTCCTATTTTTATTATGATAAGCCGGTTGAATTTGTAGAAGATATAATTGGCGTTGAACCCACTGATCAACAGAAAGGAGTTTTAATATCTGTAAGGGATCATCCCGCTACAAGTGTAAAAGCTGGTCATGGAGTTGGTAAAACTGGAGTAGAAGCCTGGGTGGTCAAATGGTTTATGTTTACTAGGCCGTGTCGTATTCCATGTACTGCACCAACTTATCATCAGTTAAGTGACATACTTTGGCCTGAAATTAAGAAATGGTATAATAAAAGTGAATTAAAGATATATGAATTATTTGTATGGACTAAAGAAAGATTTGCTTTTAATGATTCAGATTTGAAAGACACATGGTTTGCTACACCTAGAAGCAGTAATAAACCAGACAATTTACAAGGTTTTCATGAAGATGAAGTTTTATTTATAGTTGATGAAGCCAGTGGTGTAGATGAAGATGTTATGGAAGTAATAGAAGGTGCTTTAACTAATGACGGAGCCCGCTTACTTATGTGTGGTAACCCTACACAAGTAAGCGGTTTGTTTTATAACTCGCATAAAAAAGATAGAGATTTCTTTAATTGTATTACTTTAAGTTGTGAAGATTCTCCGCTAGTTAGTCAAGAGTATATAGATAGAATTTATAATAAATATGGTAAACATAGCAATGTAGCTAGGGTAAGAGTTAGAGGTCAATTTCCTACTCAGGAACCGGATACAATTATTCCTATTACTTTACCTGAAAAGGCAGCCATGACTGAAGTAGATCCAACAGGTGATGTAGTAGAAATAGGAGTTGATGTGGCTCGTTATGGTGATGATGAAACTGTATTTTATAGTCGAAGAGGTTTTAAATATCTAGATTATGATATTAAGCAACAAACTTCTACTACTGACACTTCGGGATATGCAGCTGCATTAGCTAAGAAGTATAATAGCCAGTACCAAGTTAAGATTAAAGTTGATGTTACTGGTATTGGAGCAGGAGTAGTGGATGAGCTTGAAGCTAAAAGATTACATAATACAGAGATAATACCGGTTGGATTTGGAGAAAAAGCAGTTGATGATGATAAGTATGCTAATAAAGTTACTGAAATGTATTTTCATGTATTAGAGAAGCTTAAAAAGAATCCTAATCAAATTCCAGATGATGAAGAGTTGATAGCTCAGTTATCTACTCGCAAATACACGATTGATAGTAAAGATAGATTTAAGATAGAGCCTAAAGATAAGTTTAAGAAAAGAACAGGCCAAAGTCCAGACAGAGCAGATGCTTTTGTACTTTCATATTACAACAAGATTAAGAAAAAGAATCTAAAACCAGGCAAAAAGCCATCAGGATTCTAAGGAGGTGTTGCAGTGGGATTATTAAAGCCAGGGGATTACTGGCCATTATCAGTAGATAATGAAAAAAGAATCAAGCGTTATAAAGAAAATAAATTATTATTCGAAGGGGATCATGTAGATGTCTTCAAAAATGTTCAGCGACAAATTGAGTCTATAGAAGATATAGATAGTGCTGATAAAGTAGCGATGACTTATTTAGTATGTAATTACTGTGGTTTACTATCTAAATTAAGTGCTGATATGTTGTTTGGAGAGAAGCCACAGATTAAGGCTGAAAATAAATCTACTGATGATAGATTGCAAGAAATTATCAAGAATAATAACTTTTATACTAACTCATATGAGTCTGCTTTGGGTAATAGCTATCGTGGAGATAGTTGTCTTAAAGTGAAATATACTAAGCGATCAAAATATGCAAGTGAAAGAGAAGTAATAATTGAGCCACAGAACCCAGAATTTTTCTTTGTTGAAAAGGAAGAGAATAACGTTAGAAAAATTAACCGCATGATAATTGGTTTTACTAAGAGAGTGGCTAATGAGAAATATTTGCAGTTAGAAATACATGAGCCTGGCACCATTTATAATCAAGCATATAGAATGACAGGGAATGTAGTTAGCAGTCAGGTTGATATTAAGTCATTAGATGAAGGATTAGAAGAAGTAGTTAAAACTGGCGTTGATGATTTTTTATTAGTTCATATCCCTAACTGGAGAACTGACACAGAGTTTTGGGGATATAGTGATTATTTAGATATCAAATCACTCCAGGATGAGTGTAATGATCGTATTAGCCAGATATCTAAAGTGTTAGATAAACATGCAGATCCAAATATGATAGGTCCTCCTGACTACTTAAATGAAGATGAGAATGTAAATATAGGTGATTCTTATTTTCCGTATGATGATGAAAGTGTTAAACCTGAATACATGAGCTGGGATGGTAAGTTGGAAGCTGCATTTAAAGAAATAGATTACATGCTAAAGATGATGTTTCTTGTTACTGAGACATCTCCAGATGCTTTTGGATTAGATGATGGGAACGTGGCTGATAGTGGTAGAGCCTTGAAGTTTAGATTAATGAGGTTACTTTCTAAAATTGCAAGAAAGAAAATGTATTATGACAAAGGTCTTAAGAAAGCATTAACGATAGCTCAAAAGTTGGATAATGAGCATAATGGGCAAAATTATGAAGTAGAGGAGCCAAGTGTTGATTGGCGTGATGGATTACCTGACGATCCGAAGGAAAAAGCTGAAACTACTGAATCATTAGATAGAGCTTCAGCTATGAGTACAGAGGAAAAAGTGAGATATAATCATCCAGAATGGTCAGAGCAGAGAATACAG